AGTAGATTCTATGAAATAAGATTTGAAAGGAAAGTCACCAGGATCTACATTTGGCACCATAGGTGCAGCTCCCGTTCCAGTAGGGACATCTGACACAACTTTTTTGGGTGTTAATAAACCAGGAACTTTACCAAATATTTTAAATAAATTACTCGCTCCAAAAGCTTGTAAGTTGCCTGTGTCAACAGCTTTTTTAAAAAAGTCGTCATCCATAGCAGGGTCAGGTGTAAACTGTTGTTGATTAATGTTTTGCAACGGATCACCGCCAATTGCCATACGTACAGCCCCACCTTTTTTGAACCTAGTGTCTCTCTCAATATTTACACGAGATGTATCTATAAAACCTCGTTTAAAGTAAGGAGTCTCTTCAAAGCCTTCAATAAAAAGATCTTTGCGTTGAGGTATGCTTGATTTTGAAACAACTAATGCTTTTGGGTTTTTAATGTAGTAGTCCATAAGCTCATCAAATCTAGCAATGTTCTGTTCAAGTGTCAGCGGTTGCTCTGAACCTAAAAATATGTCATTAAATTTTTCTGCTATATCATCTGGTATTGGTTTGCCCTCTTTGGTTCTATCTGCAATAGTTCCTGCTGCATTTGGTTTTTTTAATTCTTGATTTATTCTATTTATAACCTCTGGTGGCATTTTCTCTTTATCAATTCTTCTATACAAAGCCATACCTTTACGAGTAAAAAGTTTATCAAAATATTTTAACGTGTTAATTGCAGATGTTATATCTTCTCCTAATGCTAAACCTACTCTTATATCTCTAATAGCTGCCTCTACTGCATTCTCTCCTCTTTTTTGTAAAGCTAAATTTTCAATACCATAATTATTTCTAACAAAATTAGATATGTCACCTACACCTTCTAAACCCTTACCAGCACTAGGAAAGTCAGCTATTGTGAAAACATGTGAGACGTGTCCGTCAAAGGTTCTATTTGCTGCGTTAATAAAATCATCTAGTGTCATTTCTTCTACAGGAATTTTTCTTTCTACTTTTTTGCCTTGCTTGTTTATGACAGTTTCTGTTTTAGGAAACTTTGTGTAATATTCTTTATACTCTTTAACTAACTGTTCTTTAAGTTCAGGATTATTTTCTATTATATCTCTAAATTTATTATTAGTATAATTAGATAATTTTTTAGACTCATTAATTACATCGTAATATCCTTGTATTTGTGCTTGAGTAAAAGCACCAGACTTGTTTTGTAATATTTCAATATCTCTTGCTAATTTTAAAATAGGCTCTTGATTTTCTAATCTTATCTTTTTTGCACCAGATGTTCCTGTGGCAACTTTTTCAATTCCGTATGCTTTTGCTGTTTGTTCAAAACTTTCTAAGTTTGAAAAATCAAATGTGGTCTCTCCTGTTTTTGGATCTATAAATTTAAAATTTGTTCTGTAAGCATCAGCTAGTTTTTGTAGAGCTGTCGGATAAGCAGCGCTACCCTCGAGACCTGGTTGTGTAGTTTCTACTTTTGTAGCTACTGGTATGAATTGTCTAAAGCCTTCTTCTCTAGACTCCTTAGGTATTTTAACTAACGCCTTTATCTCTTCAATAAATTCTGGTTCAATAATGTCTTTATAATCTTCACTTCTTTTTCCACCTATACCATAACTTTTTAGTATGGTTGTCAAAGAATCACCTCTTATTTTTTCATAACTTCCTATGCCTTTACCTTGTAATGTCGGATCAGACTCTAACTTATCTTTAAAAGCAACAAGCTCTTGTTTTAAATTTTCTGCGTTTACTATATTTCTATCTACAGTGCCAATAACCACATTTTTTTTAGCAGCGTCACTTAAATAATCTTTTTTTGTAAACTCTTGAATTTTTTGTAATTTAGATCCAGCAGCACCAGTTATTTCTGATTCAGGAACACCTGCCTTGATTAACTCGTCATATATTTGACTGTTACTAAGTTTTTTGTCTGAGCTTTCTAAAATTTTTTCTGCGATACCTGTCCACTCAGGTCTAAATTCTTTAAGGGGACTTTTACCCTCTGTCAAATAATCAACGGCTTCTTTTAAATGTTCTGTTTCTGTTGATATATTTTTATTTTTTCTTAGTTGAGGTGGTTTGTATCTTATGCTTTTACCAGGCACGTTTAATTTTTCGAGTGTGAGTGGTATTTTGTTATCTGTTAAATAATTATAAAAACCTTTTGCCGAAGGTACATTAGTTTGAGCTAAATAGTCTTGTAAATTTTGTCGGTAAGGCTCAAATAATTCTTCTTGTGTTTTTTTTAACTTTGTTGCTTGAATTTGTTTTACCTTGTCAGGATCTTTCCTTAAGTCCACGACACCTTTTCCGTCGTCTGGTGATAAGGCAACTCGTGGAGTGGTTGGCATACCCGGTGGTCCTTTAGCAGTATCTTGTATCAATGGAACAGGTGAGCCACCAAAAGTTTCTTTTATTTGTCGAACTTCAGGAACATCTAAAGAACTTTTTAATACATCATCAATTCTAGTAAAACCTCGTGTTGCAAGTTTGGCTGCAATTCCCGGAAATATAAAATCTAAAGAACTGATTGGTGCCATACTAATTAATCCAGATTCACCTGCAGAAAGTAATTCTCCTCTCGCAGCTTTTTCTATTGCTTTTCTTTCATCTCCATACATGAACTGCCCTGCACTACCTAAAACTTCGGCTGCATTAAAACCTTGATAACCTTTAGACACTAAACCTTGCTCCAAACTTTTTAGTGCTGTTAGTTGTTCAAGAGATCCTTGTGGTAGTTTTTGTATATTTTGAATGAGAGGTTGTGCTTCTTGAAGTAATTGTTGATTTAATAACTTCTTCTTTTCAATCTGTTGTTTAAGTTCTCTTTCCGGTGTGATAGCTTTATAGAAAGGTTGAAAAAATTTACCATATTGCTGAGTTAATGAAGTGTCCTGTAATTCTTTTCGAATTTCTTCAGTGGTCCTAGGTTCATCGACTTTAGGACTTGTAGGAATAGTTGGTATTTCTCTAACAGCGTACGCTGGATCCGCTTCGTCTCCTACGATCATGTCATCCATGGGGTTGTATACAGCCATTAATAATACTCCGTTTGTCCGTGGTCCGTGGGCTCATCTTCGTAGTCATCTTCTAATGCAACAAAGTTACCCTTTCTAAACCTCAATAGTGCTTGGCTCATGGAGTCTACAAGATCGTCATGTTCTGCGTGTGGGAACATAGCACATTCTTCTATCATCTCTTCAGCCCAGCGTTCATCTGGTGCCCATACTGCACCGCTCTCAAACACAGGAGCGACAGCGTGCACTCTCGACAACTTATCATTGCCTTTGCTTGGTGTAAAGTTGATAACGGGTATACCGACTTGGCGTAACTCTTGAATGAGCGGTAGGCCCGAGGCCTTTGCTTCTATTATCACGGACTCCGGTTCCCAGTATTTGTACTGCTCTAAGGCAATACGTTTTAGTTCAGGGAACTCTAATCTGTCTTTAACGACATCGAGCAAAATTATATTCGGCGTAATCTCATCAGGATAGAACACACCCCACGTCGATATGGCACTGTAGTCTCCTGTTTCTTTTTTTGTAAATGCTGTGTCGTAGGACTGTATAACGTGACGTAACATGGGTATATCTTTTTTCTCCCACTTGTTCCACCACTCTCGTTTGATAATCGCCCCCTCTTCACCAGTAGGGTTCTGTTGCCACTGTGCCTGCCACTTGCGTTCACTTAAGGATGCTTGTACAGACTCTAGCTCCGATAGCTTCCAATACTCCCGCCGCTTTGCTGTCTTGACTAAGTTTAACATTTGTAAATACACTACGATATTCTTCGGTGTCCATCAAGTTTCTAACTTTACGACCAAATCTGTAAGAGAGCTCTGCTGTGTGGGTAGTTTGAATGATCTTGGTCTGTGGTTTGTGGCCCATGAGCCATGCAGGAAACAGGTATGAAGCAAATTCAGACTTTGTATGTCTTGGAGGCATATTTACAATTAATCTTTTAATCTCGCCCGATAGCACCTTTTCGAACTTCTCACCGATCCTGCGGTGGTGTTCACCTTCCACGAACCCGGGCCAAACTGTTGAAACGAACGTTAGAAAGGAGTCTCTTGCCTTACTTGCAAGTTCAAGTTGTGACCTTCTAAGTTCTAATTTGAGTAGTGCCTCTTTCGCCTCTTGAGCGTCCATTGACGAGACATCAAAGTCCATTCGCATATCAGATTTATATCATAGTAACTATTTGTGTAAAACTCAACCGTAGTCTATCTGTGCACGTAGTATGGGGGCAAAAAACCCCCCACCCCTCGCGCAAACGCACAAGATGTCGTAGGTCTAACCTTAAGAG